ATAAATAATCAGTAGGTTTGGTTAGAAACTTGTTATCGCTAGTAAAAGCACCAGTTACGTTTTTACGAAATACATCTAATTGCACTTCTTTAAAAATGCGTTCCTCTGCATTAATAATAAACCTGGATAAATTATTAACAAAAGTAGTTTCGCTGTTTTGTGTATAATCTTGTATCGCTGTTTTTAATGTTGTAAAGGTAAATGCCATATTATGCGCTCACTGTTACTGGACCTGCTGAAGCAAAGCCACCACCGCCTTTTACGCTGCCCGTTGTAGCAGTTCCGCTACTAGCAGTAAAAGTGTAGCTATCAGCGTCCACTTTTGTTATTGAATATCCTGAAGATGATTCTATTACAGACTCTGTAAAACCATCAAAGTTTTCTACATTTCTAAACCTAACTGTATCGCCTGTAGTTCTACCGTGACCAGGTTCTGTAACAGTAATTACTGCCGAGCCACTATCGCCTGTTCTAAATCCATTAAAAGGTAATAAAACTTCAGCTGCTGGTTCTGTCCTGTCCGGTCTGCTTTGACGTAATGCTTGCGGATCGGCTTTTGTGTGTCTAGGCTCTAGTTGAGGTTGTTTAGATTCATACTCATCTTTTCCTACTAATAATCCATTCCACTCTTTAATCATCTCACGCAACTTATAAGTTCTACCTGATCTATCAGATATACCTAAAGCGTGTTTTCCAGAAGCAAAGTTAGCCATTATATGTTTAATGATGAATAAGATGGAACTAGACGTAGCGCAGTTCTTTCGCCATCCTCAGCCGCAGCTCGAGCAAATTCTTCTTCGTAAATATCTTTTAGTACACCAATTCTTTGGGGTGATTTTTTAACTGCAAGATGATATGCCAACCCCGCTACTAAGCAAGGTAAAAATCTAAATGGAACATCTGGATTATTAGTTCCTGCATCAGCATCTTGTATCCTTTTAACTCTGTAAAAAATTAATTGATCAGTAGAGTTTTCCGGTGTTGGCCATAAATTTATAGTAGGTGTTATTAATCTATCTACAAAATATTGAGTAGGTCTACCTTGTTGTGTTTTATTAGGAATATTAAGATACTCAGCTCTTGATATTCTGCTTACATTTATATCTGTATTATCCCTTCTAATCACAACCTCTAATAAATCTACTGTTGATTGTGCATCTACTAAACTAGGATTAGAAGAAACAGTTGTTGTAGCAGAACTAGATGAACCAGTAATAGTTTCTGACGCAGTAAAATCTCCACTAGGAATAGTAATAGTGAATGTCGTAGAGCTAGGTTTTGTAATAACACTAGCTGTAGATCCACTAGTGCCACCTGTAATAGTTTCACCAACACTAAAACTAGAGCTATCTGCTACTGTCATGGTGATTGCACCAATAGGATATGTGGATATACCTGAAGTAGTAGATAAATTAGCTAAAGTTTGCGTTACCTGCTCTACTGTCCACAAATTCAAACCACGATTAGCCCAATCTGCAAAAACTAAATTAAGTGACCGTCTAGCAGTTTTAGCATCATAGCCTGTTCGTAATTCAAGACCACAACGCTCAAACGCTTCTTCAGTGATCTCAGCCATATCTAAATTAAAATCACTTGAACCTGAAGTTGCCACGTTACGCTCCTAAAATTCTTTTATACATTCAATAACAATACTATAACTATCTCCAGATGAATGACCTACAGTTGTTAGCAACACATCTCCAGTTTTACCACTACCTGAATAATCAGGAAGACCATTAATACCACTATAATCTAATTGATCAGATAAATCGGCAGGTAATTGAATTGCTAATACATCAGTTGTTGCATCAAAAGTTAGTTTTACTCCCATGCCAATATTAGAATAAGTTATTTTAGTTATCCTAACACCAGTACAAGAAGTACCATCTTGTAAGCTAGACAATGCTGATACATCAATTTTTTTTACATTAGCCTCACCGCTTCCATCACTAATATTAGTAAGATAAAAAACAGCTCTTCTTGCGCCATCTTCAATAGTCGTTACGGCTACAGCGTCAGCCATGTTGACCTCCTATTTTTCTTTAATTTTGCCTTGTAAAACCAAAGATTTATATTCAGCACTCCCCTTCGGAGGAAGGGGTGTACTTTTTTTTGTAACCTTAGGTTTAGTCGTACTTGAGGCTTTTTTAGTTTCAGCCATTTTTTATTCCTTTATCTGTTTTGTACAGCCATCAGGTAATCAATAGTCATTGATTTGGTTCCTGTTGCAGAACCAGATAATTCCATCGCACCGATAGCTAAGTTTTCATCATCAGGAAGATTAGCGGTGTGTGTTGCCACTTTGTTTCTATTTACAAAAAACTCAACACTTCCAGTTCCTTTTACATGAAAACCTAAAGTAACAGATGTACCACTTACGATATCAATACCTGAGTCAGTAGTTGTAGCTGTTCCGTCTTTTTCAGTAACACAATCGATGTTGCTGTCCCCGTCATCTATTTGAAATACTATTCTATCTGCTGCGGTTAGCATAGCTTCTGGATTAGTAGCAAAGTTAACTGTTAGGCCAACACAAACATCCATCGCATCGCCTTCAGCATCAGTGATGAATAATTTAGTTTCAAACCAGATATCACGAGTAGCAGATAACGCAAATATTTCATTGCCCTGAACAGAAGCACCGTCATTATCAGTAGTTGCTTGTGAAGTTAAAACTAACGTACCATTTTCAGCGTCTGCACCTAGCGCAGCTGTAGCTGAACTGTCTTTTATTAATGTCCAGTCGTTAGTAGTGTCTAAAGCTATACCAGTAAAGTCATCCATGTACATTAAGTAGTCAGGATTGTTTGCAACCGGTAGATTTTCAAACCATTGTCTTTGTCCGTCTTTACCTGCGTAAAGCACTGGGCCAGTAAAATGTACTGCCATTTAAATATCCTCCTTACCAAAGGTTTCGCCCTAGAGTCTTGGTAAGCGTCTGCTGGGTCAGTCGCTAGGGCTAATTATCCCAGATTAATGGGGGAGACTAGCTCCCCCTAATCATTTATGCACCTGGTGAACCAAATACGCAACGTGGATCTGAGAAACCAAAGCTATAACGCTCTCGAGCCTTAAATCTCATGTTACCTGTATCGAAGTCACCTTCCATCTTAGTTGACATTGGCAATCTTTCAAAGTGCAAGAAACCTCTTGGGGTATCTGTCTTGATAAAGAAAGCGTCTGAATCTGTAAGATAGTGGTTTACAACATAACCTTCAGGCAACATTCCCATGTTACGAGAAGCGTTAATGTCGTTATCTGCGGTTCCTGGTCGTAGAGTAGATTCTAACAATCTATCCGCAACGAACTGTAACGCAGGTGGTACAATAAGTTTAGTACCTCTTACCGACACTTTAAGTCCACGCTCATCTACGAACGCAGAAATGTCAATCAAAGAGTTTTCTAAACTTGTTTCGTTCAAGTCAGCAGCTGTGCTCAACTCATTTCGAAAAGTGTTACCATTGGTTAAAGGGTGGTCTGTAGCACAAAGCTCTTTTCCGTCCCCACCTGTAATGGTGCTATCGAATGCGTTATTTAAAACCGCAGCAGACTTTACTTGTTTAGTGTGTGCCATACTTCTAGCTAACGCTTTGGTATAGCGGCTTGCAAGACGATCATAAAGATTATCTTCAATCGCTTCTTCAGTAATTGAGAAAGCAAGAGAAATAGTCTCATGTGTATATCGTGCTGTGAAAGCCTCTTGTGCATCATCAAATGTAACAGCGGCACCTTCAGATTTAACGGGTGCAGACCCAAAACCTGTAAGCATCACTTCTTCTTCAAACGCTCTGTCTGAAGATTCTGTTTCATAGATTTCTGCGTGTTCATCGTCATACCTAGCGTACTCCATCCCAAAAAGGGCATTGAGGCCAGGCTCTAGCTCTTTCGCTAATTGTGCTCTACTAATAGCCATGTTTTAACCTCCTTATACGCCAGTAGTTGATGGTGTTCCAGCAGCAATAGAACCAGTAGGAGCGTTGAAACTATTGTTTAAACGCACAATAAGTCCTATACCTGCGGATGCAAAGTCAGCATTTGATGGGTCTTCTTGCCAACCCATAATCCTGAGATGCAGTGAATTGGTTGTTGCGATGGTGCTAACCGCTAATGCAGCTGAAGAAACACCAGTAGTATTGTCTCCGCTTTGACCACTTGAAAAGTTGGCATTAGCAAATACAGCAGCCCTTGTAGTTGCTTCACTAGTTAGCGAAGCATCTGACGCAATCAAAAATAATTGGTTAGGGTCATCTGCAACAAAAGCCTTTACAGGGTGATTACTATCAGCACCTGAACCAGGCCAGTTATTAGAAAATACAACTTTACCAGTTGTACTAGATACAAACTCACAACCCATGAAAGCACCTACTAAACTAACCGAACCACCTGCCGCAGCTCCTACACGGTCGATAAAACCTGTGCTTAAAGGAATTACTGGCATACCTTGGTAGATTCGATTTGAGTTATCAGATGCAATTTCATAAGGAGTATAGCCTGTAAAACCAGTAGAATTAGATCCTTGCCCTAACTTAGCGATAGGACGAAGACCAAAAGCTCCGTTTATATTAGCCATAATTTATTATCTCCTAGCCCTCCTCTTTACGGGGGCCTCCAAATGTTACACTTGTTTGCCGATCAGGTTTACTGATAGGCATCGCTGGGTGCTGTTCTCGCGCTAAATCGTTATCAACAGCAGTCATCTGATCGCGGGTCATTCCCCGAAAATAAGCATTGCGTTCATCCACAATGTCAATAGGCACTCTTGCTAGTAGTAAACCTCCTACACCAATCACTCCTGCGTGTTTCCCATCCTCAATGGTTGGAGCATCAAACTCAGGATAATCCTCAGCTCTAACTAAGTCCCATCCTTCGCGCATTCTTGCAGATATGTTCTTTCTATCATCAAAGCCCATAACTTCCGCACGAATCCACCGATGCTTGTAACCCTCTGGTGCTGGAGGTGCTTCAAGAGCTGAAGGTGGCCTCCAAGGTTGTCTTCGAGACTCCCTTTTTCGGGTTTCACTGTTTCGTGAAGTTCTACTTCTAGTTGTTTGGCGAGTTGTGCTCTCGTTTTGTTCTGTCATTGTCTAACTCCTACACGTATTTTGCATATTCCTCAAGAGGAACATTTAATCGTTTCGCTATCGCTACCTGTGAAGGGGTTAGACGAACTGTTTTTTGTCCACCCTTTCTGCGTGAAGCGGAAGATTCAGCAGATGCCACCTTCCTACTTGCCACGTTTTTATTGAACTTATGCGGAAACTCCGCAGCCATTCGTTTATCTATCTCAGCATAATACTCATCGCTCATCGGGTCAAATCCTTCTTGATTGACCAATCTGTCGTCAATAAGTCTAGCAGCGTATGTCATTACCTCATCTTTACCAAACCAATCATTTTTTTGTACCCAATCTTTCAATAATGGTTCCTCTTCAAAAACCTGTTGCATAGATTTTTGTGGTTGTTGAGGTTGAGCTTGTTGCGTTGCAACCGGATCGGCTTCAACTGTTTGTGCCGCAGTATCCTCCGCTTGTTTTTTAGCGGTAGCTAAGCGCACTTTGTCAACAGATAAATTAGCTAATGCTTCTTGTGCTTCAACTATCTTATCTACATCACCTGACTCATGTGCATCACGTAATACTTTTTTAGCTACATCTAATTGAGATTGTACTCGAGTATTAAACTCTTCTTGATAACCTTCATCAAGTCTTTGCAATCTCTTTTCAAGCTCCTCGTTACGCTTTTTAACATTTTCAGCAAATTTAATTGCTTCTTGTTTTTGACGCTCCTCTTCTCGATAACGATGAGTTAGCTTATTAATACGTGACTTTACATTGTCACTGTATTGTTCTAATTCATCTTCTTTTTTATCATCAGTGGTTTCTAATTTAAGCTCTGCTTGTTTATTATCATCCACTACCTTTTTTTCTTCTAAGTCAACATCGACCGCAGTTTCTTCACTGTCGCCAACTTCTATTGGTTTTTCATCTTGCACGTTGATTGTCCTTTTTTAATTAAACGTGTTGTATATCATCAGGTTCTAATATAGTAGCTATTACCTCGTCATCATTAATTATTCTGACTTCACCGCCTTCTATGCGAAAACGAGCACCAGCATAACGACCAATACAAACCCAATCACCTTCCTTGCACCATGCTTTTTCAGAATCCTCACCAAATTTAACAATATCCTGATAAGCCAGTGGTCCTACTTTTAAAACATAAGCTACAACCGTAGCTAATGCTTCTCTAGTTCTAACCGCATCCGGGATAGCAATACCCCCATCGCTTTTGGCACGACCTTGGTATGGCATAACTAATATGCGCCAACCTGTAGGTTGTGGTAATCTTTCAGTAAGTTTTTTATCTATTAACTCTGGATTTAAAACTTTTTCTTCTTTATTTACATAAGCGTCCGATAATGATGTTTGTTTTTCTTGCTCTTCTTTTGCAACATGATCTGGAACGTATAACATTATTCAACCTCTATCTTTTTTAAAATATCCCTTATTTCACCTTCGCAAAATCTTAAACCAGTTAACTCACCTACAAGTTTTTGATAACTAGAATAATCTTTTGTACTGCCCTCTAATATATTTTGCTCTACTAATTCAATGCGCTCTCTGAGGGCTTTGAGCACATGATACGAAAAAGTAGTTGGATCTTCCATAGTTTATTAAAAAGTACCTTTAAAAGTTCCACCCTTGGACATACCAGTAACTTTCGCAATAATTTCACGAACTTTTCCTCTCTTTTTAGTACGATTACTAGATCTTCTTTTATCTTCAGTTAAACCTAAACTTTGAGCTTGCTTACTAGTTAGTCCCCTTTTAGAAGCTACTTTTTCTGCGGCTTTTATTTTAGGAAGACTAATTCGTTTCACGGGAGAGTCAACTTTAGAAACCATAGGCACTTTTCTTCTAACTGGGGATTCGACCTTAGAAACCATGGGTACTTTTCTTCTCACTGGAGAGTCAACTTTTGTAATAGCCTTACCCTTTCGCTCTGATGCAGCTCTGACTTGGGGAAATTTTGTAATAGCCTTACCCTTCCGCTCTGATGCCTTTCGGCCACCTGACACTTTTTTGACTACTGTCTTTCTGTCCTCTTTTGTCTGCACATTATATTTTTTACCTTTAAAAGTAAAAACAGAAGGTCCTTTATCTGCTAAAAACTTTTTACGAGCAGCGGCAAAGGCTTTTCCGAAGCTTGAGACATTACCACCTTCTTTCATTTTTAATAGTGATTCTACATCTCTATTAGAAATCATTTTAGCCCCTTGAGATTTTGGCAAACTTTTAGGAAGTTTTTGCTTTGGTTTTGCTCCACTCTTGACCGACATTTTTTCCATCATTTTTTTTAATTTAGCAACGTCTTTATTAGATACTAAATTTGCAGATTGACTACCACCTTCTTTCATTTTATTTCCTTTTTGTTTACCTTTTTTAAAACGAAGGCCATCGGGACCTCTATTAAATCGAACCTTTGCTTCTTCCATTACCTTTGTTAAATTTTTTATGGTGTCTTTATCAGCTTTATCTATGTATTTCATTGCTCCACCAATGTTTTTTATATAAGGCTGATCTCCTTTTTTTACTTCTTGAAAGAGACCTGAATAAAATTTTTTTAATTTATCTCTGTCTTTATTAGATACTGAATTTGCAGATTGGCTACCGCCTTTTTGCATCTTAATTTGCTCTATGCCTTTTTTTAAGCCTGGCATCTTAAAATACTCCTCTAAATTCTGTTCCTTTTATCATGGCTCCTGTGCCACGCATACCCTCAGAATCACCGTCTTGGACTAACGTCTTTCTATCTGTCTCAGCAAAACCACCATCAGCCATTCCCATACCCTCTGACATTTGCATATCTCCTGACGGA